GGAGCACGTCGGTTTCGAGGGCGTGACGCTGCCAAAGGACGATCCGTTCTGGAGTTACGCCTACCCGCCAAATGGTTGGGCTTGTCGCTGCGTGGCTATCCCACTGTACGAGCCGGCCGAGAAGTCGGGCGTGCCGAAGCAGGTGGAGGTCGATGGCCGCATGGTGGAGCCGGCGGTGGACAAGGGGTTCGCGTTCAATCCCGGGCAGGTATTGGGGGCGTGATGGCTGACAAGTTCGTACCCGCGCGCGACATTGCCCGGCAGTTGTCTTGCTCCGTCGAGACCGTGCGGCGCATGGCACGCGAGGGCCAGATCCCGGCCATCAAAGTTCGCGGCGGCTGGCGGGCCGATCCGTCCAAGGTCGTGCTGGCACTCTCTCAGGGCGCGCATCCAGGCAACCAGAGTGGTGGGTAGGCAAACACAACCCGTTACTACTACTCGCAACCAGGCACACGGAAACACTCGTTGGCTCATTGTGTTGATTTCCAGCCGGGGTAAGACCGTCAAGTATGACGACGGTCGAAACGAAAACCCCGATCTATCTGGCGCACAAGGCCCCGGCCGCGCTGGCTGTCGCGCCTGAATCATCGGCCGACGGCAAGCCGATGCGTCGTTTCCGCAAGGAACTGATTCGCACCGGCACGTTTCGTAAGCCGAAAGACGGGCTGGAGTTCGCGGTCACGCGCGGCACTCTCGATCACTGGGCGCTGACCTTCTCACAGATGCGCGACGCCGGCCGTCGCGTCCCCGTTCCCATCGGCCATCTGAACCCGGGCGACCCGCGCAACAACTGCGGTTGGATTCACGACATGTTCGTGGAAGACGACCGGCTCGTGGGCATCGTCGATCTGTACGGCGACGAAGGGCTCAAGCTGGCCGCCACGTCGGACGTCTCGATCTACGCTGAGCCGGAGTTCGATGAGCCGGCCGGCGGCACGTACAAGTGGCCCATCCTGCACGTCGCCCTTTGCACCGACCCCGTGATTCCCGGCCTGGGCGAATTCACGATCGCCGCCAGCCTCGATAAGCCGGCCGCCACGATTCCAGTCCTCACCCTTTCGATGGAGGCTCCCATGCCCGATCCGCAAGCCACACCCGCTCCCGCCGCGCCGGCGCCCGAGGCATTGAACCCGGCCGAGGCGATCAAGGCCAGCTTCAAGAAGGCCATCCTCGCCGCTATCGACGACACGTCGCTGGACATGAAGGCGACGCTGGCCGCGATCAAGCAGATTCTCAAAAACCAAGAGAAGGTTATGGGGATCATCGACCCCAAGGAACCGGACGCCGCGCCCGCCGTCGCGCCCGCGATTGCCGCCAGCCTCTCGACTTCCCCCGGGCCCGTGATCCTGGGCATTGTCCGCGAGAATCGCACACTACGCCTCGACAAGCTCGCTGTCGCGGGCAAGTTGACGCCCCCGCAACGCAAGTCTATCGAGGCCCAATGCCTGACCGATGAGGCGATCGCCTTGAGTCTCAGTTCCAAGTCGGATCCTTTCGCATCCATGTGTGCGTTGTTGGAAGCCGGGCCGTCCATTACCGGCGAACGCACCGGGGCGCAAGTGCTGTCGCTGTCGCTTCGCGACGATCCCAACGCTCTTTCGGACACTGACAAGAAGGTCCGCGAAGACATGAAGAAAAATGCCTGCCGACAGGCGGGCATGAAGGTCTGACGCCGCGTTTTCTTCGGACCAAGACACGAGGATCAGTAAACAAGGATAGAAAATCATGCCTTCTTTCGACACGAACATTCGGCGGACCCCGGGCGTCGGTACCGAACGGACCGCGGCATTTCGCAACATCTGGGTTAACCGCGAGGGCCGCAGGATTCTGCCGCTGGCACGCATCCTCGATGGATCGATCTCCCGCGATCCCGCCAACATCGGCGACGTGGACACGCTCCGGGCCGGGATGCTGCTGGGCAAGGTCACGACCGGCGGAAAGCTCGCCCCGTCGATTATCGGCACGCTGAACCGGGCGCTGACCGCCACGGCGACCGATCTGCATACGATGTATGCCGAAGAAGTCACGGAACTTGTGCGGCGAATCGGCGCTACAGGCACCATTAAGATAACCGGCCCGGCTGTGGCCGGCGGCCCCGTGCGCACCAAGCGGCTCGCCTATTCGGCGACCGGCGGCGGCTCGGCCGTCAACGAGGTGCAGACCTTCACGCCGAGCGCGGCGGCCACGGCCGGGACCTACCGCATCAAATTATCCAAACCGGACGGCACCTACGTATGGACCGGCTGGTTGGCCTTCGACGTCACGCTGGCTGTCTGCCAGGCTGCCATCACGGCCGCCCTGGATACGGTTGCCGGATGGGTCGCGTCGAGTGCTGGTTCGGCGGCGCCGTGGTCGGCTGGCCCAATCGCCCTGGTGCTCACCGCCAGCGGAACCGGATACCTGGCGCGCGACATGGCCATGTGCACGATCGACATTTCCAACCTCACCGGCGTTACCACGATGACCGAGGTGGAAACGACGCGCGGCTGCGCTCTAACGCAGACCGTCACTGTGACGGCCGGGCTGACTGCTGCCAACGATGTGCAAACGATCACGCTTAATGCGGCGATGACTGCCGGCACGCTCACCTTCGGCATTCCGTTGCTGGACGGCACGACGGCTTGGGTCAGGCTCACTTGGGATACCAACATCGGAACGTCGATGACGGCCTGGAACGTCCTCAGTGACGCCGCTACCGGCGTGACGGGCGGCGTCGTGATTTCCGGCACGGCGACCGTTCCGGTATTCACGTTCAGCGGCGGTGGCTACGCCGGCCGGGCGTGGCCGGAGGTGCTGGTAGACATCACCGGCGTCACGGGTCCGGCCACCTACGTGTTCTCCAGGATCGGCGGCAACTCCGACGCATTCGCGGTGGGCTCGCTCATTCAGCCCGTCGATGGCAGCGAAAACCCGCTCTTCATCTTGGATCGTTCCGAAGGCACGAAAGTGACGGACTTCGATAACACGAATCTGGACATTGCCGCGACCGAGTTGTGCATCGGCGGGGGCGTGCTGGACGCCTCGCAAATCGTGAATTACCCGCTGTCCACAAACACCGGTCTTTGCGCGTGGATCAAGGCTAAGTTACGGGCCAACAGCGGACCGTGGGTCTTTGACGACGATCTGTAATCCCGACGCGAACGCGAACGCGAACGCGAGGGCGAACCTTTTACAAAGGAACACTGAGCGATGACAAAGGCCATCAGTCAGATTTTGGCACCCGACAACCTGATCGGGATCATTCAGACCGTCGCCAACGGCATCCCCGCAGATATCTTGCCGGCCGGGTTGTTCGTCGTGACCGAACGCTTCACCGGCAACCAGGGGCGCTACAACAAAGTCGCCGGTACGCAACAGGCGGCCACGATTACCAATTACGGATCGCCGGCCCAGGTGGTGAACAAGTGGGGCATCGGCACGATCCCCGTGACGTTGCTGCACAGCTTCGAGTCGATCAACTTCGACCCGCAAGACCTGGCAAATCTACTGGCCGAAGACTCGCCGATCCGGCAGGCGATGGGTCGGCAGACCGTGGAGCGGAATCTGGCCAACTTCGGCACGCGGTTGCGAAACCTGAAAATTTCCTCAGTGCATTCGACGCTGGCGACCGGCCGCATCTACTTCGACGCCGCGGGTAACCTGCTGCCGAAGTCCACCGGCGCCACGTTCTCGCTGGACTTCGGCGTCAGCGCGAATCACCGCAAGCAACTCGCGGGTATCATCGGAGCCTCATGGGCCACGGCTACGACGGACATTCCGCAGCACCTCGAAGCCCTTCAAGCCGATGCCTTGCAGACTACGGGCAAGGCGATCCGCCACGCTTTCTATGGCAAGGCGGTGCCTGGCTTGCTGGCGTTGAACAACTACGTCAGCACGCTATATCTCAATCCGGTATTGTCCCAACAGCGAGCTGCCAGCACCAACCCAATCCCGAACGGCCTATTTGGCCTCGATTGGCACCCGGGCAATTCGGCATTCTATCGCGACCAAAACAACGACGTGCAGTCGTGGTTTCCGTCCGACCAGATCGTGTTTACGCCGGAGCCTGATGGTGAGTGGTGGGGCTTCCTGGAAGGCTCATACGTGATACCGAACTCGATTCAACTGGCCGGCGACGGCATCGCCGCGCTGTCGCAGTTCAGTGAGGTTCAAGGCGACTTCGGCTTCGCCAGCGTGTCGACCAATCCGCCGGGTGTCACTCAGTACGGCGGCAGCACGTTCCTGCCGGTGCTGAAGAATCCCGACGCGATCTACATCGCCGACGTGGTGCCCTAATCCCTGGCTGACAAAACAGCCCGCTTCGCAACGGGTTCTTCGCAACGGGGCCTGGGTCGGTTTGGCCCAGGCCCCCTTTTTTTGAGAGGGAATCGCGTGGCAACTCAATTTAGCGACTCACTCATTGCAGCCGGCGGACTTAAGGTGGCTGGCTCTCTTTCGCTGCCGGCAGCTTCCATCCCGGCTGCCTCGATCGCGCCCTACGCGGGCATCCGTGGCGAGGATGTGCAGCACGTCGTGCGCAAATACCTGGGTCAGACCGGCACGGCAGCGACCGTCACGATCCCGATTCACGTCGTCAAGGGCGCGACAGCCATTCTCAAGGCGCTCAAGGCCGGGTCCATTGTCGCCAACGTCGGGGCAGCCACTGTGACGATCGACCTCAAGAAAAACGGGGCGTCGATTCTCACGGCCGTTATCACGCTCAATAGCGCCAACACGGCTCGGATATGCGTGGATGGCACGTTTAGCAGTACGGCCCTTGTGGCAGGGGACTTCTTGGAACTTGTCGTCACGGCCACGGCTGGTGGGGGCACACTGGCCACGGGTCTCTTGGTCGACCTCTTGCTTTACGAGGATTCCGTGTAACCGATGGAAACGCTCGTCAAGGTCAACTTGGAACCACTCAAGAAGTGGGCGGAGAAGATCGAAACCGCTTGTCGCAACGGTGGCGGCGCGGGCGGTGTCAGCGGTGCGATCGGCGCGGCGTTCCGCCAGTGGGGCGCCCGCTTCCGTTCGTTCGTGCAACTCCGTTTCGACAAGTTCAGTAAGGGCGGCGGCGACTGGAAGCCGTTGGCGGACTCGACGAAGCGGGCGAGACGTGGGGCACGCAAGGGTGCCAAGGGGGCGCGTAGCTTCGCGCTGTTGCGCGACACCGGCACGCTCTTCATGGCGTTGACGCCCGAGTTCAAGAGCGAGCCCGGCCAGCTTGAGGAAGGAATCCCTTTCGGTGTCCGCGTCGGGTTTGGGGGCCCGGCGCGGCATCCGAACGGGACGGCTACCATCGCCGATATCGCGAATTTCCACCAGCACGGCGGCCCGCACCTGCCCATGCGGAAGATTATCGTGCCGTTGGACCAGCACACCGTTGACCTCATGTCCGGTGACATGCAGCGGGCCATCGACAAGCTCGCGGACGGGGAGGGCGCGTAATGTCGGCCGACCCGTTCTCTCCCGTCTATATCGCGCTCTGGCAAATGCTAGAAGAGCACAAGCCCCTGGCTGCGATGGTTAAGGTCGGCAACCGCATTCGCTTTGCCGGGCCTGACCGCTCGCCGCTGAAAGCGGAAATCCAGACCGCCGATCTGCCCGAGCTTCGCGTGGTTCCGGCTGGCGGCTCGACGCTGACGGAACGGACAAGTTCGTCGGGGACGTGTTCCAAGCGGTTTGTGATTCAGGTCGCAACGGGCGAACAGCGCATCGATGTTGACCTAGGGCTCTACCGAATCGAGTGGGAAGTCTTGCGGGCGATGCACGGCTGGAAGACTCGCCTGGCTGCGCTGTCCTGGAACGGCCACGCGGGCTACGTCATTCTCTGCCGACTCGCGGAACTGACCGAGGGAGTGCAGTACCAGGAAGACAACCGCGGTATCAAAGGCTGGATCGGCCTCTGGGCGTGTGAAGTTCAGATGGCATTTGCAACGGCTGACATGCAGCCGGTTACAACATAGGAGGCTAGGCAATGGCAATCATAACCGGAATCGGCGGAGCCATCGACGGCGTGCCCACAATCTCCAAGTGGAGCGTCACGCACAAAGCCGACGTGCAGGCGCTGGGGCACAGTGGCACCAGCGGCGCGATGGACCGCATCGCCGGCAATAAGGACTGGAGCGGCTCCTACACGCAATACCTGCATACGCCGACGCGAATGCCGGGCAACATCGCCGCCTTGACAGCGAGCATCGACGGCACAAAGGGAGTGACAGGTAGCATCATCATCGACCAGGTGGAAATCGCGGTCGATATCGAGGGCGGCAAGCCGATCATCTGCACGACGCAGTTCTCCGGCAACGGTGCTTTGATCCTTGGTGCCGCCGTCGGTGCCGACGCTACGGTTGTCACGCCCTTCAGTTCGATCGGCTGCAAACTCCAGACAGGCACGCTGATTGCAACCCCAGTATGGACGGAGTTGGTCGACGTGCGGACGATGACGCTCACGATCAGCCGGGCCAACAAAAACTACGTCGACAGCGCCACGGCCGGATTCAATAAGCGGCTCGCGGGACCGTGGGACGCCAGCCTTTCCGCGAGCATCTATCCCGACGTCGATCTTTCCTTGATCCCGTCGCTGAACGTGCCGGTGGGGCTCCGCATGTTCGTCAGCGCGACGCTCTACTGGGAGATTCTGTGGGGCATGTTGGCGGATATCGGCTCCATTGAAGCTGACCGCGAAACGGCTGCGATCGTCGGCGCGACGCTCAATTACCAGTTCTCGGCGGTCGAAGAAATCGCGGCGGCTGCGACTCTCGGCCACATCAAGACCCCGGCCGCGGCCACCGTCTGGCCGTAGCCCTAGCTGCTTTTTCGTCCGATCCTTGAAAGGGAAAAATCATGTCAACGAACCTCTCGGACCCGCAGGCGTTCGCCGCGCCGGTCCCGCTTCGGCTCAATGGAGTCGAATACATTCTTTCCCCGCTCACCCTGGCTGACCTCGCGGAACTGACGCGATGGAAGCGGGCGCAAATCATGCGCGATGCGCTGGTAAATCTCCCGGCCGATGCCTCGAAAGAACTGCGGGAGGCGATCACCAGAGAGGCCAACGAACAGGGCGTCGCGTTTGCCATCATGTCTCAAGCCGGGATGCAGGCCGTTTTTCAAGATCCCGACGCAACGATTCGGGCTTTCTGGCTGTCCGTTCGCAAGCGGCAACCGACGATCACACCCGAGGCGGCCGGCGAATTGATCGGCCCGCATAACATGGCCGACGTGATGCAGGCATTCGCTACGGCCAATGGGCTCAAGGAGGAACAACCCGCGGACCCTCCCCTGGCTGCGACGGCGCCGGCGGCGTAGAAGAGAAGCAAGAGCCGCTGACTATCGCCGACGTTTTCATGTTCTTCGCCGGGCGCTATGGTTGGACGGCCCAAACGATCGGCGACATGACGCCGGCGCAGTTGACCTACTACCTGCCCTCTGGCCCTGGCGGCAGCCAGGGCGGCGACATTCTGACGTTTAACGACCTCCGATCCTACAGCGAGTGGGCGGCCCAACATGGCGGAAAGAAATAGCGTCACGACCGACCTTGTGGTCAACATTGCGCCGCTCAAAAAGGGCGTGGCCGAAGGCGAGGCTGTCGCCAAGGGGTTCGCGGCGAAGATGGCCGGTATTGGGACGACGATGGCCAAGGCGTTCTTCTCGCCGCTCAGCGCTGCCGCCGGCTTCGTGAAGAACTGGGCGATGCCGCTGAACCAAACGAAGGAACTGCTGAAATCGTTCATTGGC